TAGGTTTGCCATTTTTGTCTTTTACAATATTACCTTCGAAGTCTTTTAGATGTGGACCCATTTCTTGAAGCTCTAACATACGTTCATGATCTTCAGGTGGTACGTACGTTCCCCAATCTGCTCCTCGTAATACTGGTTCGTATTTAGGAAACCTACATCTTCTACCTAAAAGAGTTTTGATTTGTCCTCTAGACTCTGCAGCTTTCATAACTTTGTTCATTAACTGTTTAACAAAAGGTGCCTCGCTGTGATACTTTGTAAATAATTCTTCTGATTTTTCTTTTGACACTCCAAGTTCTCCTTGTAGTTTTGCTTTACCCATACCATAAAACAAACCTAAGTTAATTGTCTTTGCTTGTGATCTTGGAATCTTAGCCATCTCTGCAACAATCTTGTGAAAGTCTGTCGATGGATCATTTTCATATGAGTCTGCAATTTGATTTACAGATGGTAAAGAAAATTTTAATGCATAGTGTGCAACAAGTCTTGGTTCCTGTTGCGAGTAATCAAATGTACCCCACTTCATACCTTCTTCTGGTATAAATAAACTTCTAAGTAAAGGCCCTGTTTCCGGATCCCTTGCTGGGATTTGCTGTAGGTTTGGATTCGAATAACTAAATCGTCCTGTAACTGTACCCCCATCATCAGATCGTATTTGATTTATATCTGCATGAATTCTACCTTTGTGTTCATGTTTTAAAATAGTATCTATAAATGTAGTTCTAACCTTGTTTATTTTTCTTGCTTCTGCTATCATATTAACTACAGGATTAGTGTGATTAGAAATAAAATTTTTAGTAAATGAGGGAGAGTTTGTCTTTTCAGTTCGGGTATAAGGTAGCTTCAGTTTTTCAAAAACTTTCGCAATACTTGCTGCGGCCCATATTTGAGTATCTACTCCTGTTTCTATTTTCACTTGTTGTAATAGGTTTTCTTCTTTTACTGCCAGTGCTATTTTCAATTGATTGGCTTTCTCGATATCTACCCGAACACCTAGGTGGCGCATATCGACCAAACAAGGAAACAGATCAGTCTCAAGATCAAAAACGTCCTGCAGATGATCTTCAATAATTATATTTTTTAATTTGTGCCAAAGTCTTAAAGTTAGTTCAGCATCTTTTTCAGCATATCCACCAACTTCCATCGCAGGCATTCTCCACATATCTGCTTTTGGATCTAATCCTCTTTCTTTTGCTGCTTGATTTAATCTTGCTTCACTCTTTCCTTCACCAAGATGATGCCAAGACAAAGTATTTAATGTGTATGAGAATCTATTTTCATCAATTAGTGATGATGCAATCATGGTATCTATGATTAAACCATTGATTTTTATACCTAAATTACGTATCCAACATACGTCGTACATAGCGTTGTGAAATATTTTTGTAGCAGGTGATTCACAAATATCTTTAAACCATTCGATAGTTTTCTTTCTATCCATGTTAGGCCCTTGTTCGTGTGCAATTGGAAAATAATTTTTATAACCGTTTACAGCTACAGCAAAACCTACGATCTCACCATTACCTGATATTGCTCCAGAGCCTTTTGATTTTAAATCTGGATCTCTTGTCTCTAAGTCAATTGCAATTTCATCAGCTGATCTTAGATCAGGATATTCTTTTGGTATAATCCATTCTGTGTGTGGTACTATCATATTAAATCAAATAAATAAATTGTTAAAATACATAAACACATTAGTTCTGTGTAAATATTCATTTCTTTTTACCCATGTCTTTCATCTTTTTTATTTCTAATTCACAGTAATGAATTATTTTTTCTAAATCTTCTATGCCGTTTTTATTTTTATAACGACACACATACTTTATAACGTTTCCCTGAAAAAAAGAAAGGTCATTCTTAGATATAAATTCATATGGTTGAATGTGAAACGATTTGTAATGAGATCCACCAATCTGTTTATCTTGTGGAAATACATCATTAAATATATCTTTATTTGTCATATTGGATAAGTCCTCCTTGTTTTATTTGCTAGTTTAAATGTATAGAGATTGTTTCTTGCACGTGTATACGCAACATACCAAACTCTATGTTCTTCGTCTGCTTTATCATCACTTCGATTCATCGATTTAACTATCTTGTCACCAAGATCTGTACAGAGAATTACGTTGTCTTTTTCACCACCCTTGATAGCGTGTATAGTCGAAATCCATATTCTTGCATCTTTGTCTAAGTCTTCTTTGTTTTCAAACAAACGTACAAAATATTCTTTTTGTTCTTGTTCATCTTTATCAACCAAAGCAAATGCATCAAACCAGTTTTCGTTTTTATTCCATTTTACATTTCCTATGTAACCCTTAATATCATTTGTTTCTTGTTCTGTTAATTCTTCTCCCTTACGCCAACGTTCATAATTCTTTACTGCTTTATACAAAGATACCTTGATGCTTTTTCTTTTAGTGCTTTCATAATATAAACCTTTTTCAATAAGTATTTCTTCTATCTTTAATATTTTTGATATAGTTCTTGCAAGTATTAACCACTTTCCTTTTGTTAAATCTATTTCATCTAAATTATATATCTCTTCACAAACACCTTCGTAGTCTCTTGGATGATATATTTTATTTTTTTTAACTCCTGATATATTTCCAATAGCTATCTTAGATTGTTCTTGTACAGTTTTAGATATTCTTTTTGAATAAATTAATGTTTTTTCTTTTGCAGGTTCTTTAATAAATCTACTAACGTCTGCTCCAGCCCATGCAAAAATAGCTTGGTCGTCATCACCTGCAAGATACATATCTTTTGTTTTTGTTTTTAAAACATCAAATAGTTTCCATTGTAATGGTGAAAGATCCTGAGCTTCGTCTATAAAAATAACATCGAACTCTGGTATGTTTTCTGGTTGATCTATTAAAAGTTTAATCATGTCATTAAACTCATATTTATTTTTTACTTTTTTATAGTTTAATAAATTTTTATTAATGTGATCTAGTGTTATCCAATTAACATCTTTTGGATCGTATTCTTCTAAATTAAATTCTTCTTTGAGATCTATGCATTTGTTAAATGCTCTTTGTATAATTTGAAAGTAAGGATTTTCAAAACCTAAATAAAATGATTCGTCTTTGTTATATCTGTCATAAAATTTTACTTGTAGGTTTAATTCTTTACCTAACTCTTCATAATGATAAGGTTGCATTACATCTTCTTGAGTCATCTTCAAATCATCTTTTATCTTAATACATTCAAACGCTAGAGCATGAAGAGTTTTAAAATATCTTAATTTTTTATTCTCAAATGGCATTCTCGTTTTTGCTTCATCAGCAGCTTTTTTCGTGAAAGCAAAATACCCTATACGATCTAAAGGTATTTTATATTTTCTAACATATGCTTTTGCTCTGCTGATTAATCTATATGTCTTTCCTGTTCCAGGTGGACCATAATATTTATACAACATCATCTTCACTTTCAATTGAAACTGTTTCGTTTACTTCTTCTGGTTTTTCAAAAAGAAATAAAGGAATTCTAGCTACTCTTATCGGTTTAAATGAATCACCATTATCATCTTTACCAGGATATCTTTTTTGACGACCGAACAATACTCTTTTATCTTCATCTTTATCTTCATGATTATACAATTGTCTTTCAATCATGTAAGATGTTTTTTGTGCTTCGTATTTCCATTCTTCGTTTTTTAATTTGTCATAGAATTTATCAAACACAAACCATGCAAACTTATCATCAACCAAAGGTCTACCACTTTTAAATGACATAAAGCTTGTTGCCTGAGCCCCGTATATATGCTTCTCCAATAATTTTTGTAATACTTCTAAAGGACTTGTACCTGCTGCAGGTTCTATTATTTCTATTTTATCTTTTGTACTTATTGATTTTAAAATTAAATCAAACTGTTCTTGCTTTATTGGTGGTGCTACAATCAAAGCTTGTTCAAATAATACTGTTTTAAATTCATGTACTTGAGTTAGTTTGTATGTATTCTTTAAATGTAATTGTATAGTTTCTCCTTCATCAGGATGTTCTACTGTAACTCTCCACTCTGGATTTGGTTGTAGATTTATTTTTTGTAAATTATTTAATGTCGGATAGTTTTCTTTTTCACCAGATAAAACACCATACTTTCTTTTGGTACACAGAGCTTTCATACAATGTGGTTCTAATAGTGGATCACTGCAAGTAAAACCTTTCTTCTGTTTCTCCCAGTTCTTTATCTTTGATTTTATGTAATCGTCTGTCCAATGTTTACTAAATGTAAAATAATTATGTGCAGCTTCTAATATTTTATCTTTCCAAGTATCATCACCTGGATATTTTTTCTTAGCAAAGACCATGTAGTTATATAAAAATCTATCTCTACCATCTTCAAAAGTCATTTTATCTTTAGTTAATTTTTGTAAACATGGTGGACCATCTACAAATTCTTCACCACCACCTTTTAATTCTGAATAAATTAAATCTTCTTTTATTTTTTTAAACTGGCTTGGATCTACAGTATTTAACATTACTGTTTTTACAAATCTTTCAAAAGGCATTGTTGTACCATCAATGTCTAATGCTTTTCTATCGTCACCATTGTAAGGTAAATTAATAAAGTTACCATTAGATACTGTACCATCGCTTGATACAAGTTGTGTTTGCTTTGGAAATATTTCTGTTGATGCCGGTAATTTAAAAACAAATAATAAATCTTCTAAAAAATTTCTTATCTCTTTTGCTTTAACCCACCTAGTGGTGAATACATATAAATGTAATCCACCACTTTTGGATAGGACAGGTATAATTGGCAGGTCTTTATCCTGGATGACATCAAGATAAAACTTTCTATCAATAGGGTATTTATCTACATCTATTGCACCAAACCTTGCCATACCATCGTCAGTACAAGGTTGTATGCCTATTGATCTAATTCCTTTTATGTGATCTTCGTAGTCTTGATCAGTGACGGGACTCTTAGCCCATTCATGTTTCCATTTTTTCTTGCCTGTTACTTCGTCGATGTATCCATCATCAACTTTACAGACACCATAACTTCTTTGTAAACCTGTAAAATATTCTATGTATTCTTTCATTTGTCATCCTGTTATTTGAGGACGGCTCTAGTCTCCCATTGCCGTCCTCTGTAGCTACCATTGTTTCGTCAAACAATTAGATAATCTCTTCTTGTTTTGTTTCACTGCCTTTATCATAATCAGGTTTTGTAGAACCTGA